ATGCAGCCATTACATATTGAAACAAATCTTCAAACAAAAACTTTAGCAGGGTTGGATCTTGCCGATCCTGCTAATTTACTGAAAACTTTACAACAATTGCGGTTGTCTGTGGAGCAGGAAGGTAGGGTAATATTTGAACAGTGGCGATCGCGTGTTCATCGTTCAGAGTTTATTCATAGCAGTCTCAACCTAGCCTATTACATGGCCTTACGCAGACATGATTTACGCCCACTCCAAGCAGCTTTGATGCCTTGGGGTTTGTCGTCTTTAGGGAGAATAGAAGCTAAGGTTTTACCAACTTTAGATGCTGTCATTGCCACCTTATCCGCAGTTTGTAATCAAGAAACCCGACATCCTCCTATTGAGGCATTTTTTGAGGGCGATCGCCTACTACAAAAAAATACAGAAGATATTTTTGGCGAAACCCTGCATCACCGTCGGGTCAGAATTATGGTGACATTACCCACCCAAGCAGCTACTAATTATGAATTTGTCCGGGATCTGATTCGTCAAGGTACTGACTGTGTAAGAATCAACTGCGCCCATGATACACCAGTCCAATGGTTAGAGATGATCGAGAATGTGCATCAAGCCGCAACAGAAATCGGACATAAGTGTAAAATACTCATGGATTTAGGTGGACCAAAACCGAGAATCAAATTTGCGATCGCACCCCATCCCAAAAAACGCATATTTAAAGGTGAATATCTCCTCTTGGCTTTTGACTCACCCACAACTATTGATTCTCAAGGTTTTCAAGCCAGTTGCAGTTTACCGCAAGTATTGGAGCAACTGAAAATTGGCACAACAGTATGGATAGATGATGGCAGAATTGGGGCTTGTGTAGATTCAATTACATCAGAAGGAGTGTTATTAAAAATAACCCATGCCCGCCTTAAAGGTGAGAAACTATTACCAGATAAAGGACTGAATTTTCCCTACACAGATTTAAATCTTTGTTCCCTAACGGAAAAAGATCAGCAAGATTTAGACTTTATCGCTACTCATGCCGATAAAATTGATATTATCGGTTATTCCTATGTGCAAACACCGGAAGATATTCAGCTTTTGCAACAAAAATTACAAGCTAGATTACCAGAAAATTATCCCATTCCTGCCATTGTTGCCAAAATAGAAACACCTCTAGCTGTCAGCAATCTTCCAGAATTAATTGTCCAAGCAGCAGGTAAACAACCCTTTGGTATTATGATTGCTAGAGGAGACTTAGCGATTGAAATTGGTTATCAACGTTTGGCAGAAATTCAAGAAGAAATTCTCTGGCTTTGTGAAGCTGCCCATATCCCCGTCATTTGGGCAACCCAAGTATTAGAAAATCTCGTTAAACATGGAATGCCATCCAGAGCCGAAATGACTGATGCCGCAATGGCTGAAAGAGCAGAATGTGTCATGTTAAACAAAGGTCCCCATATTGTGGAAGCAGTGGGAATTTTAGATGATGTTCTTACCAGAATGCAAGCTCATCAAGTTAAGAAAACCCCCCAACTAAGAGCTTTACAATCTTGGTGATTGGTTGTAGTGCGACACATAGATTGATTAATCAAAGTCACGCAGAATGATTACTCAAATTATCTGTCGCGTTTATCAAATTACGTGACGCTAATTAATCCTAAATCATAATAAAGTCCAACCGTAAATTTTCAGCCTTGCATATTTACGCTTAAACCGCTAATCCATGATCAGTATTGATAAAAATCATGGAAATAGCTCACGTAGAGTTTGACTGTATAGAATTTCAAGATATAACCGGACAGTATCGCCTCATTCATGGCTGCTCTTTAACGAACCGTGAAGAATTAAAGGCGCGTCTTTCCCAGCTACAAAAATATCTTAACGATGCACCTGAACAGGTGACGGTGCGATCGCTCTACGACAACGACAAATACTTCCAACACCTCTGCCACCAATGCTTGGAACTCTCTGGTATTTCTTTGAACTGGATAGATTTCAACATGATGGCTCAAATGCTTTTCCCTTATCAATCTGGGGAAAAATGCAGGCAGGGAATTTTAGTTGAACTAAACTTTCCTACTCCATCTGGTAATACCAAAAACCAGAAGGGTGCAACTTATGAAGAGGCTATAGCAGCCCTATGGAGTCACACAGAGGATTTGGAGAAAGCTTTGGAATTGGCTAATACCTTACCTGCTGACCAGCTTCTAGACATCATGCAAGCCAGGGCTAAACAGATGCAAGATACTGACCCGCAAAAACGGGAAAAAGCCCAACAGCGTGAATGGCAACAGAAAGCCAGAGAAGATTTAACCAAAGGTCAGTCATGAAAGTTTCCATAGTTTTTCAATCTTCAGGTGCTGACAAAACTGTTGGTGAAACCAAACAGATTCAGCAAGCTTTAAATGGACTGGGTGCTACATCTGCAAATGTTACACAACAAAACCAAAAGGCGGGTCTTAGCGTCGCCGAATTAGCTTTCAAATTCAATAATGTTGTTCAGGCAGTTCAGACTTTAGCTGCTGTTGCCAAACCTGCCTATGACCTACTGATTGGACAAAACGAGAAACTTAACCAACAACTTTTGGGCGCTCGCGCCAATCTTGTGGCGACCAATAAAATACTCGCTGATGGGTTAGAAATAAAAGACCCGACACAAGCAATTCAGGCTTTAGATGAACCCATCAAACAAGCGGTGCAACAAATTCGAGAAGCAAGTTTAGATGTAGTGGGTGTTACGAGTGGTCAGTTGGTTGACACATTTAATATTCTTACTTCACAAGCGGCCAGCTTGACCAACCAAAGCAAGCAACTTCCAGATGCCATAGGAGCAGCCACGAAATTAACCACAGATTTTGCTGCTGCATTAGGAACTATAGGATTACCTTTAGATCAAGCCCGTCAAGAAATAACCTCTATCTTAAATGGCACAATTGACACAAACTCAGTTCTCGCCAAAAATCTTGGAATTACAAACCAACAGGTTCAAAGCTGGAAAGCACAAGGTGTTTTAGTTGACGAAATTAGGACTAGATTAAACCCATTTGTAGAAGGCAATAAATTAGCAGCCAGGAGTATAGCGGGCATTACCAGCAACATCCAAGAGGTGCTAGAAATCACCGCACAAGCAGCCGGAGAACCACTACTAGAACCGCTTGTTAACACACTAGACGAGCTATACCAATTCCTCAAAGAAAACCAAGAGGAGCTACAAAATTTTAGTCAAGATGCAATTGTGAAATTTCTGAGTTTAGCTCAAGCTGTTGGTGATGCAGCCCTGAGAATAGGTGATGTTTTACTCCCAGCAATTCAGAATCTACAGCCATCAGCAGAAATTTTTATAGATACCTTTGTAACAGGGATGAAAGTATCCGCAGATGGTGTAGCTAATTTAGTGGAAGTCCTACAACCTTTAATTCAGGGATTGACTGATTTAACCAATATTGCCACAGAAGGATTTGAACAGGCACAGAATAACCTTGCAGAACTAGCGGGAACTGCCCAACTCAGTCAGGAGGCAATACAGTCCTATGCTGGCATCACAGAAACGCTCCTAAATCAAGCTACCAAATCAATTAAGGAACAAAAAACAGCCCTTGACCTTCGTAATCAGGCTGACAAGGATAAAATACAACTTACCAAGGAACAAGTAGCAGCCGAAACCAAGGCTAGACAATCAGCACAACAGGTTTTAACTGACCTCAAAAATCAGCGAAAAGAACTGGTTCAACTTAGCGTTGTCGGTACTGAAAACAAAATTGCATTGAAAGGGCAGATTCAGCAAATAGACGCTTATATTGCCAGTATTGAGCGACAAAGTAAGGGTTTTAAAACCTCAATAACTAATATTCAAGTTCAAGCTAAATCACTAGATACACTTGGTAATACCTACAAACAGCTACAAGACAAAGCCGAAAACGCACGTAGGGTTTTATCTGAAGGTGCTGGGGGAGATTCTAACCGTGCGAACCAAGCAGCTAAAGAACTAATTTCTCTAACTGAACAGAGACGGCAACTGGGGCAAATTACCACTCAGCAAGCTATCAAAGAATTAGAAGCTATTCGTACCAATAATAAAATTTCCTTTGAACAACAGGTAGCATCTGCTGAAGCAATTACCAAAATTCAACAAAATCAGGGTGAACGCCGATTAACTGACATCAAAACCAAACAGCAGCAAACTCAAAATTTGATTGATCAAGGAATATTATCTCAAGCCGATGGTGAACGTCGTTTAACAATTCTCAAACAGCAGGAATTAGAAGCAAGGTTAAAAAATACACAGCAAGCCCTAGCAAGAGAACGGAAAGAAGGTAGAGGTAACAGTGATACTGCCAAACAACTAGCTGATCAGGAAAAACAGATACAAGTAGAAATTGTAAAAAATCGCACTGAGGGGCTTAAAAAATCACAGGCAGTTTACATCAGGGATTTAGAAACATCCCTTGCTAAAGCATCTGAGGCAGTTAAATCAGCAGAAACAAATCGGTTAATTCAGATTCAGAAACTACTCAACGCGGGTGTTATTAGCCAGAAACAAGCTGAAGAACTCCGGCTCAATGCTAAACGCCAAAGTATCATTAAGGACTTGCAACTTGAGCGTGAGCGACTGGCTAAACTTCTTGCATTACCCAAAGCAGCTAATCCAGATGACGAGGAAACCAGACAGGGAAAAATCCGTGCTAGTCGCCAACGTACTGCGGATCTTTCGCTGCAACTACTTCAGGATGAGTACGACCAGCAGCAGCGTGTAAAAAATGAGGCTCTGAAGGCGATTGAAGAAAGGGAAGCAGCACAAGCCAGAGCTAGTGCCAGCATCACGGCTGATTTAGAAAAAGAAAAAGCTGCTTTAGATGCAATTAATCAGACAATAGATATCAGTAAGCAATTACTGGAGTCACGGGCTGCTGTTCAAAAATCCCTGTTTAACCTTCAACAAACCCAGTCTGAAGGGGAAATACAGATTCTCCAGCAAGCGTTAGCACTGCGTAAAGAAATTGACAAAGTTGAAAGTCCTGAAGCAAAAATAATTTTACAGGCAGCACTCAATAAATTAGTAGTAGATGGTGCTGTTACTGAGCTTGATTTAGTCAAGCAACGTCAGGCAGTTGAGGATCAGCTTGCACAACAGAAACGAGAAGCAGCACTAGCAGAAATAGAGCGCCAGCAGAAGTCTTTAGACTTGGAAATTCAGCAAAATAAAATCGTTGCTGAAAGAGCTTTAATTGAAGCTAGAATCGCAGAAAATAAAGCAAGACAGGATTTAAATTCTGCTCAATCTAAACTGGAGACTGCCCAACAAAATCCCCAAGATCAGGAAGCAATTAAAAATGCTCAACAATCAGTTGATTTAGCTAATCAGGCGGTGAATTTAGCTAATCAGGGGGTAAAAAATGCCCAACAGCAACTTGATATTCAACCTGAACTGACCGAAAACCGTAGACAGCAATTAGAAGCTGATAGAAAAGCCATTATTTCCCAGTTGGATGTAGCGAATAAAACCAGAGAAGCGTCTCAATCTATGGAAATTGCAGGTATAGAAGCGGCTAAATTTGCTGAACAGATGAAAAAAGCTCAAGAAGCGGCTGCGGCTGCGGAAAAGGCATCTCGTGAAGCTGAAGCAAATGCCAGAAGCAAATCTACTGAATCTGCTCCAACCTCACGGTTTACTGGTGGACCCATGACAGCAGGACAACCATATTTAGTGGGTGATGGACCAGGTGGCGAATTTATCCCTGGTGTTTCTGAAGTTGTGGTTCCAGGTACTAACAGTTACGTGGTTTCAGCTAGGAAGGTCGCAGAATTAATGAACCCAGTTAGTTTTAGATCGGCAACCCCAGCACCTTCAAACTCAGCCAATTTCACCCAATTAACACAAGAAATTCAAGGTTTGCGAGACGACCTAAAACAAAGAAAACCAATAAGCCAAAATCAATTCAACTTTTACAGAGAGGATAATGAAATAAATCAAGTTGGACAAATGATGGACTTGATCCGCACCTCAATGCCACTATGACACCCCTAAACTTTGCTGTTCCCAACTGGCAACTGACTATTGGAGATTGGGATATTACCCATCTTGTTAGCCAGTTCACCCTCAAAAGACCACTTGCTGAAATTTCCACCCCGTATTCGTGGCAGGGGTCATTTGTGCTGGATGAAACCCTCAATCCTGATTTACTGGCTGAACCCCTAGATGATCTGGTAAACCCTCAGAGATGGGCAATTGGAATACACCCGATCAGAGTCAAAATCGAAAACAAACTTATAGCCACCCTAAGAATAAAAAGATACTTTTATGATGAGGACAATTTTGCAGGTGCAGGCGAACTGACAGATCAACTAGGGCTGCGTGACTTTGAGTCACCACCCAAAGATTTTGAAGGCATAGGTTTCCAAGTTAGCCGCGCTGGTCTTTCTGTCTCAGCAGTTGTTAACAGGCTACTACAAATGGCGGGATTGGTTAGTTCTGTGAGTATCCCCGGTACATTTCAAGTCCCCCCAAACAAATTCACCGAATCTTACATCTCCCTTGCACAGCAAATCTGTGGAGAACGTGGCTATTGGCTTTACTGTGACACAGACGAAATAATCAAAGCAGTAGCTTATCGTCCCAGAGAAGTTGTATCTCAATATTCCCGTTCCCAAGTACAACTTTTTGAGAGACAGCCTGGACTCGAAATACCTGCTGAAATCTTTCGAGTTTCTGGTAGTTGTGAAAAAATCGCCACCTGTGGATCTGAAGACCCAATAATTAACGAAGAATTTGAACCCAGTACAGATGGAAAAAGCAAAATTTTAATTAGAAGAGAAACTATTTATCCCTTCACAGGAAACAGCAGACAAATAGTAGTTGAACAATCTTTAAGCTCCTTATTCCCAGATAAATATCCCGGAAATACATCAACAATAATTTCCGAAAGAACCACAGAAAAAGTTACTTATGATTCCAAAGGAAGATTAAAAAAGAGCGAAAAACTTACCAGTAAATTATTAGGTGCAGCCCTACCAGATGATTATCCTGGTGATAGAACCATGATTTCCAACGCCGAAGTAATCACAGAAGAATATTCCAACAGCCGCCCAAACACAGCAAGAATCGGAAATGACGATGGTGTTTTGCGCGGCAAAGTAACCACCAAAACCATACTTTTTAGGTCAGATGTCAATACAGGAACTCCTCTTAATTCTATTGTTCCTATATGGGTTAAAAATTACGAAAGAGCGATAAAAGAACAAACCATAGAATCATGGGATGAAAACACAAATTCCTATGGTGTGATTGTCGGTGGAAATAATGATCCAAAATGCAGGAGGATGACATATAAGCAAATTAATTATTTAAGAAATCGTGTCGAAGTTAACGTCAAAGTAGGAGATGGAGGTTTTTCTTATGTAAAACTAGGTGAACTTGTCGTCAAATCAACAATTAGAAAAACTAACCAACAACCAACTGATTGGACAACCAAAGAGCCTGAAAACCCGGTAGACACAGTAACTATCAAAGGAGAATCCAGATTTTATCCTGTTTCCTTTTCCCCTTATTATGAAAAAGAATTTGAAACATCTGCCAGCACATTAACTACAGATAACGAATGCCAAAAACTAGCTAATTTAATTGGAACACTGCAACATCAAAGATATCGTTCACGATTGATTACTATACCTCCGTCAGATATAGAAGAATGGTTAAACAACACAACCCCATTTAGCACACACAACATACACAATGGGGCTTTCGTTATGGATTCCCCTGCAATTGTGCTAAATGAAAGCTCAATGGTATTTAGCTTTATTGGTAACTATTTAGGTGCAATACCTCTTATTATTGAACCTTCAACAATTCCAGAGCAGCCGATTTCACCAATTATTCAAACATTACCTATTCAAAATAGTTACGAATATTTAATTAATGTTCAGGAGGGATTTAACAATACCCTATCTGCGATAATTTCCAGTTATAATTATAGTGTTGATTTAAATATTTCAACAGTGCTTTCCGATTATCAATACGAAGTAGAAATTGTATGACATTTGAAAAATCATTAAAAGAAAAACAGAGGGCTTTAAATGCCATTCATGCAGCATCAGGATGGTATGCGCTTTTAATTCAAGACAACCCATCTGTACTTAGTATTGACAGCGTAGATACAGCTACAGATACAATTACAGCAACCGGACATGATTTTATCAACGGAAATCGTGTAACCTTATCAAATTCAGGTGGTACTTTACCTGCTGGCATCACAGCCAACACAGAATATAGAGTAATTCAGACTGCTACGAACGCATTAAAATTATGCTCCGAAAATACCTATAATCCTGCCACTAAAACAGGACCACCAATTAATATCACTAGCGCCGGAACTGGGATTACAACAATTACAGAACAGTCTTTTAATATCAAAGATGATTTTGATATTTTGGCAAGAAAGGAAGTAAATTATTTTGGTGCTGGCAGACAAGCATTAACCATACCCAGTGCCACAATTAATTACATAACACAGCAAGCATCACTATCCGTAAATGCCAATTTCACCCCATCCACAGGCTCAATCACTTATAGATACTTTGCAGTGATTTCAGGTGGACTTTCAACCACTGGTAATAATCAAGGAATTCTCTCAGGATTTGAAGATTATTTATTTACAAATACAATTGATAATACTGGAAAAACATTTCAATACAACGCCATTATCTAGGATATGGATGACCTAACAAGGCGTATACAACAGCAAAATACGCTCAATTATCAACGCACCCAAAAACAAAAAAAAGAAGCCTCTCCACCACCACTATTAAGGATTGGTGAATACCATCCTGAAACGGGAAGATATAAAGTTTTATTCCCGAATGATGGGCAGGTAATCGCTGGTGTGAAGCTTTTTGATAGTAGTGTGTCTACAGGTACTCCCGTGCGTTCGACAAGGGCGTATGGAGCGCAATCTATTGGATTAGATTACAAAAATTATCAGCCTATTGTAATTCCAGAAGAAGAACCAATAAATTCCACTCCAGAGACTCAGGAGCTTCCACCTCCAGCCACAACCTGTGTAACGATAGCGGGGATTAGTATTGATGAGCGGGGATTCGCTGATATAGTAATAGAAATTTTTGGAGATTATAATACAAACAATGGGGGGCTACCAGAAAGCGTAATTCTTGATAAAGATGTAAACACTTCACTAATATCAAAATATCCCGATGAAGATGCTTTTATCAGATTGGGATTTTTTAACCCAATCAAAAATATTTCTGGAGATAATATAGTTCTTTTCGAGTTAGGCGTTCCCGATTTATTTAAAATAATTATCAATGGAATCACCAAATATTATCTAACCCGTTACACAGGATACATAACAAATACGATTCTAACCAGAAATATAAATATCGCTACTGTTGATCTTGATGACTTTGGTATTCCTTCAGGGGGATATGTAAATGAAATACTGATTGGAATGGGGGAAAAATCAATAAGTGGTTCGACACCCGATCTTTCCCTAGTAGCCGCCTTATGCCCCTTGTAAAAAAAATGAAAGACCTAACAAGAACAATACAAGCCAACAACGAAATCCAATATCGCCAAACCCAAGTAACCAGGCGACTCAGCCAAGCTGCTGCATCTGGTATAAACGGCACAATAGGAGAATACGACCCCAATACTGGACAGCAAAAAATCAACCTACCCAGTGGCGGCACAGTGCGAACAACCAACATCGCCAGCACAGGTATCCGCACTGGCGACAGTGTACCAGCAGTATCCAGAAGCGCCACAGGACAAGCATTCATGGACTCACGCGGTTAATTCTTTGGCATCGAACTGCAACAACCACATATCATCAGCCAACTGTGAACTGTGGTTCTCTGGCACTCGCAACAACACAGGACAGGAAATACGGTATTTTGTCCCGCCCCAAGTAGTAGCTGTGCCACCAGAACGAGTCCGTTGGTTTTTGGTAGATTCTGCATTAGAAACCCAAAATCTTTCATCTAGTAGCGTTATTTTGCCATCCTGACGGCTTTGGTATAAGCTTTGCTGCTGATTACTCATCTCATCAAAAAGCAGGGCTTCATCACCAGACACAACCGTCTGAAATGACCAGAAAAAATAAGGCTTTCCTGAACCCTCCAAAGTATCAACACCCTGATTTGTAGGACTACCAGCCCGAATTACGTCAACTCTAGACTTGGTAACGAAATCATCAGCACCGTCAGGAATTTGATACAGGGTTAGTGATGGTAGACCGCTTAAACTCAAAGTAATCATAAAAATAAAGGGGTGCAAACCACCCCAAAAATAACTATTAATCAAACTATGTGATGCAAATTAAGTAGCAGACGCTAAGTTAAAGTATTGATGTGGTGTGCGTTTACCTGCTGGAACGTTAGCATCAAAGTCTATGGAAAATTCTGGCACGTCACTACTCGTATCTATACTGACAATTGAACTTCTGGTTATGTTAGGTAAGTAAATCATAATTCCGTTAGGGAATTCGGGACCGTATCCTTTACCAAGAAAGCTTAGTTTTCCAAAGGAATCAGCAGTGTTCTCATAACCAATCGTCTCGATAGTAGTGTAAGTTTTTGGAATAACGTACTGAACTGTAGCACCAGCGTCAGAGCTATGAAAAATTAGCTTTTTATTTGTGGTATCAACCTGAAATTGCTTTGCTGCTGGTGCAGCACCTACCCGCTTGCGGTATCCTGCTTCCCCCCAACTACCTCTCTGTGGCAAATAAGCTTTTATACTTGAGCCATTCCCAACAGTAATATCGGTATCGGAAATTTCGTAGGGGCTGGAGCTTGGTACAGTTGCTGTTTTCACAATTGGCAACGAAACATTAGTAGATGTTTGGGGAAGCTCATCATACCCAAAACCCAAGTGAAACCAATCTAAATATTGAAAACTGAGTGTTAATGTATAATTCTCTTCAGTTACCGCAGAAGCAACATTTTTTCTCTTACCTGAGATCCAGGCTTTAGCTTTGGCATTTTGAGCTTCACCCGCATAAACAAAATTATAAAAAAGTCCGGGAAAGAATATGTCCTGACCTAAAGTTTTAGTCGTCTGATCAAGTGTAAAAATTCCTAATTCACCAACACCACTTAACATAAAATCACCTATTTAATCCTGTCTACAAATTTAAAAATTTATTCCCAAGGCTTTTTAACAAACTGCAAATTCAACGAAAACACCATTGAGTAATACCAAACCCCATCCTTGATGCTGACAAAACCACCCTCAGACTGATACAGAGGCTTTTGAACTACAGGTTTATACCCAGTTAATAAATTGCGAATTTTCCCCATAATCGGATAAGCTCCAGTATGAGAACGTAAGTTTTTCAACTGCAAAGAAATCTCAAAACCCAACATCCACTCCTGAATGATTGGTGCGCTCTCCACAAAAGTCGGTGGTTTACTGAAAATATCTTTTCTGTAACCAACCAAAACCTGACCAATTACCACAGGCTTACCTAATTCATCGGGATTATCAGGAAACCCCTCAACCCTTAACTTTTGAGTTTTTAGGGGTGCTAATCGTTCAATTATGGCTGATTCAATTTGGTCAATCAGTAATTCATCAACCATAGTAATCACCTAGCACCTGGGGGAAAATGCGTTCTTGGCTGAACCACTGGGGACCACCAATACTCATCTGTTCCTGAGTAACTTTATCCAGTCCCAGCCCAACCTTGCCAGAAGCCAGCATTTGCAACCATTTCACGGCATCTTCATAACGCTGTCTGACATCTTCCCTAGCTCGGTAAGAATCCAGATGATACCGAGCAATATCAGCCACCTTATTCCGCAAAACCAGAGGAAATGACGTTAGCGGTAATTGATACTGTGCGACCTGCAAATAAGAATCTACCTCCCGTGAGGCATAATCCAAAGCCTGATCAAGTCGTGTGGTGTCAATAGTTTCAGAGTTTGGATTGTCCAGGTTAGTCAATTCAATAACCTCTGGTTCTCCAAACAGATTAATCATGTCCTCTTGGTTGGCGTAGTTCATTTTGCTGTTTTTTTGCTAGGGTCAGGTATAGGTATTACTGCGATTACGTCCACTGCTAAAAGTGGTTTGGCTTCATTCTCGGACAACTCAATCTCATCACCGGGTTTATATTGCTGTCCGCTATGATTCAAAAGGTCTAAAACCTTATATTTAGCAACTTCCAAAACTCCCCCTATGCCGCAGCATTTTGAATGAAATAACCAAAATCAGATGCACAAATTTTTTCCTTCACTGATTCACCAGAACGGACGCGCATACCACCACGTAAGCCAATATCAGCATCCGATTTTTTACCCGCTATTCGAGTTCCCCATTGGGCAGTAAACCCAAAAGTAGGACGGCCAGCAGTACCCGCAGCCGGGTTAGCAAGTCCATCACGGTGTAAAAGTGAAATATGTTTACCCCAAAGCCTAGAAGTCGTAGCAGGTTGACCCTTGCGGCTGGTAACACTCCAAGCTTCACCGATATAAACCATATCAAGCTCGAATAATTCAGCCAGGAAACGTGCCGGGACTAAACCTCTATCACCATCATTACCATTAAAGGCTTTAATCATGTGAGGATGCCTGATCAGTGGAGAGAAAGCACCACGCCCAATTACCATGATATTTGGACGCATGATCATGGAATCCATTGCGTCAGCGATAACATTGATGGGGCTACTACTGGGGTCGCTGAATTGGCTACTACCTGAAAGTGTTACTCGTTGGGTAGAAGGGTAAGAATTTAGGTTGAAAACCAGATCAGCAACCCTCTTCTCCCGGTCAAGCAAAACCAAATCCGTGAGGGATTCGGTTGCTCGCATGACAGGATCGTAGCCTTCACTGGCATTATCAATATCATTTTGGGGGATCGGATCATCCAACCCAAAATCATCTGTTGAACTTGTTTCTTGAGAAGCACTAAATTCAACTTCATTGGGCTTGGAAGTCCTACCTACGCGGGTGTCAGGAATACGGAAATTTTCTTCCATTGAAAACTTCCACCATTTAAATTCCTGTCGCGCAACAGGGATACGAGGCATAACCTCATCAGCAATTAGTTTGGCATTTTTATAACTGATGGCTACAGCCGTCAAAGCCGGATCTATAGGAAAAGGTGCATTAGTCATTTATATAATTCCCAAACTAATAAAACACAGCCCGATGTCACCTGCTACACCACTAACATCAGCAACGCCAACAATACGGTTATTAGCAGTCGTAGTTGCAACAGCCTTACCATCGGCATCAGAGGTCAGCAAATCGCCTCTGGTGACAGTGCCACCATATTCAACTTCTGCGATACCACACCGCACAATATCAGTTCGCTGACCAGAGGCAGAAGCCCCCAGGTTATTAGCAATACCCAAAAACTTATCAGTTGCAGCCGCAGCCTGAACCGCACCACCATCAGCAGCACCATACTTACAAATTCTGTAAGGATTGATTACCGCTTCAGAGGTGACGCAATCAACAAACATTTGCTTTCTGCCCATTACTGCACCTCCATAACATGAGCGACGGCTTCAGCATAGGAGACTTGAGTTCCTTTTTGTGCCTGTTCTGCTACGTACTCGGTAGCAAGCTTGGCGATTTTTGTAGGATTTGTAGGAGTTTCAGGAAGTTTCTTGTCATCCCCTGCCACTTCTCCTAAATCCACAACGTTAGGCAAGTGAGTGATGAAGTCCTTCAACCAGTCGATAGCTTGTAATTTCTTCTGCTCACTGCCTTCAGAAAATTCCAGTTCTTGATCCGCATCTAGACCGGACATAAATTCAACCAAGCCACTTCTGTAGGTGGGTAGGACTTTACTTTTTACACCTTCTACAAAACTGGCTGATTCTTGACGTTTTAGAGTAGCTTTTAGGCGTTCGTTTTCCTGTTTAAGTTGTTCTACATCCAATTGACCCTTCCTTCCACATTCACAAAATTCAAGAAAGTCTGATTCACACTCAGCAAAATCAACCTCAATATCTAGAACACCTTCCTCAGACTCTCCAAAGCTGGCAGACTTCAAACCCTTAACTGCTGGTGCTACAGCCCCTAAAAATCCTACGTGCTTGAGGTAATAGATCCCAGGAACAGGATTTATTGGACTATCGGGAGTATAGAAAGATGCTGAAATCTTCTTAAACTTTTTAGAATTCACCATCTCTGCAAATACCGGATCTACCTGATATGGTATGGCCTGCATCAAGCCGGCATCTCCAGTTAAACCCTTAACCCAACCATAGGCAGGGTCATCCGTCTTGGGATGCCCAATGACTAAAGGAGCTTCGTGAATAGTCGGGTTGTAGGCTTTAATAGAAGCAGTGACATCACTCTCTCCAAATGAGAGTGTGCGCCCATCCATTGCGGTGTGTTTTCCAGCTTTGAAAATTTCTAGATATTTTTTCATACCCATAATTTTGAGTATAGGGAATATCTATGTACAGGCTGAATTAATTCACCTTTCTTTTTTTTAAATGCAAGGATTAATCTGAGATCAAAAAAAGCACCCATGAAGTACAAAGATAATGACGCACTTTATTAAGACTATACCAATCCAAAAAGGCATTAACAATCAAGTGTTCTTCAATTACCCCGCAGATTTGAGTGACAAAACCGTTAAATTTAGATTTAAGAAAAAAAAAGAAGATCAATCAGACCCATTAATAGAAGGAAATGCAACGATCATCAGCACATCCGAAGTTAGAAGTGAGTGCTTTTTTTATCTGGATTTGTCTCAATCAGACATTTTAAAGGAATTGATAGGACAGGCTTGGATTGATTTTGTGATCACTTTTGAGGGGGATATATGTCCTATAGTTCTTTTCCCTACTGAGGTGAATATTCTAACGACTTTAAAACAGGGTTATTAATAATGAATAACATAATTGAGGTTTACACTAATAATCCCGTTATCGAAGTCAATACAGACAAAATAGTTAATATCGTCCCCAGTCACCCAAATTGGGGAGATATTAACGGCGATATAGCAAATCAGACTGATTTACAATCAGCACTGAATAATATAAATAAGAACATACCAAATGGAGCAATTGTAAATGGAGTTTGTCTCTTCTACCAGACTGAAAAACCCATACAAAGGCTTGATGGAATCGCTTTAAAGATCGGAGATAGATGGTACAACCCATCTAATTTTACCGAGTGCTGTTGGAATGGCACTTACTGGCTCGCACCTAGCACTATATCTGTTCTACCAGAGCAAGCAAGTTCTCCTGGGTCAGATTTACCGATAACAACTTTTTCTATTACAGGAGCAGGTACTGGAACTAATATATCAACTGCAAGGAAGAAAGGTGACTCACAAGGTATTTTTTTCCACTCTTACGATTGCACCATTGGGTGCAGTAGTGCAAATTCTACTAATTATTGGAATTTATTTTTTTACGCTAGACGACAGGCTTTGAACCCCACACTGCTATTTTCTCTTACTATCAATGCTCCTATAAACCCTTCTAGTTTAGTAATGGGAGTTTTAAACACTTTTCTGTCAGCAGAAAATACCAATTCTTTAGGTAATAAAGTAGCAATTAGGCTGTATGCTTTAGCGGAAAAAACTGGCTCACCATCAAACCTCACTTTGAATACAAGTTTTCATTATTCTTCAGCTTATTAA